ACATATACTTCGGTAACTGTTCCTACTAGTGAGTCTTTATCTGGAGGTGCTAATGGTTCTGCTGTAACTGACGGTAATCTAAAAACTGCTTACGAAAAGTTTGAAGATGCTGATACAGTTGATGTAGGATTAATCATTGCTGGTCCAAGTGGTTCAACAACACACGTTGACAACTTAATTACAATTGCAGAAAATAGAAAAGACGCTATTGTATTTGCTTCTCCACAAAGAAGTGACGTTGTTAATATCTCAAACTCAAATACACAAAAAGATAACGTAGTTGATTTCTTTAGTTCGGTACGTTCTTCTTCATATGTTGTATTTGATAGTGGTTACAAATACTGTTACGACAGATATAGTGACGTTTACAGATACGTACCATTAAACGGAGATATTGCAGGATTGGCTGCTAGAACAGACATTGTTGCAGACGCTTGGTATTCACCTGCTGGATTTAACAGAGGTGTAATTAGAGGTGCTGCTAAACTAGCGTTCAACCCTACAAAAACACAAAGAGATGAGTTATATCCAAAAAGAATTAATCCAGTTGCTACCTTCCCAGGTCAAGGAACTGTATTATTCGGAGACAAAACTGGATTATCATCACCAAGTGCTTTTGATAGAATCAACGTAAGAAGATTGTTTATCACTTTAGAGAAGGCGATTGCAACTGCTTCTAAATTCCAATTGTTTGAGTTCAATGATGAATTTACAAGAGCGAACTTTAGAAACATTGTAGAACCTTTCCTAAGAGAAGTACAAGGTCGAAGAGGTATCACAGACTTTTTAGTAGTGTGTGATGAAACTAACAACACAGGCGAAGTAATTGATAGAAATGAATTTATTGCAGAAATATTTGTTAAACCTGCAAGAAGTATCAACTTTATTACATTACAATTCGTTGCAACCAGAACTGGCGTTTCCTTTGAGGAAGTTGCTGGCGGTTAATAGTAGAGAAGGAGAATAAAAAATGGCAAACATAAATGACTTCAAAGCTAAACTTGCTGGCGGTGGCGCAAGGCCCAATCAGTTTAAGGTGACTATGCCTTTTCCTGGTTACGCACAAGTTGGCGGAGAAATAGAAGACCTAGCGTTTCTATGTACAAGTACAACAATACCTGCTATGACTATCGGTAATATAAACATACCGTTTAGAGGTAGACAAATCAAAGTCGCAGGTGACAGAACTTTCGGAGATTGGTCTGTTACTGTTCTTAACGACACAGACTTTAAGTTAAGAAATGCTTTTGAAAGATGGCAGAATGGTATCAACAATATGACTGATAACGAAGGACTTTCAAATCCTGTAGATTATCAAGTTGATATTTTTGTTGATCAACTGGACAGAAACGGTAATACGCTTAAATCATATACTTTAAGAGGTGCATATCCTAATGAAGTTTCATCAATTGATTTAAATTATGCAACAAATGATGAAATTGAAAGTTTTACAACTACATTTCAATATCAATATTTTGAAACAAATACGACTACTTAAAACTTATATAAGTAGTTTAATAGGAGAATTAAATTATGGCAGAGTTATTTGGATTTAATATAACAAGGGTAAAACCTCAAACAGATCCAAAACAGCAATTCAGTCAACCACAAGCGGATGACGGCACACAAGTCGTTGCCGCTGGTGGTTTCTTTGGCAGTTACCTCGATATGGAGGGCACTGCCAAGACTGAGCAGGATCTAATAAGAAGATATAGAGAAATATCACTACATCCAGAATGTGATATGGCAATCGAAGATATTATCAACGAGGCAATAACTTCAAACGAAAACAAACAATCAGTAAAAGTTATTACAGATCAACTTACATATAGTAGTAACGTTAAACAAAAAATAGAAGAAGAATTTAAAGAAGTGTTAAGACTAATGCAGTTTAACACTAGAGGACACGACCTCTTTAGAAGATGGTATGTTGATGGAAGAATCTTTTTTCAAAAGATTATTGATGCTGAAAATCATAAAAATGGTATTACAGAATTAAAATACCTTGATCCTAGAAAGATCAAAAAGATTAGAGAAGTTAGAAAGAGAAGACCTGAAGGTATAGTTTCTCCTACTAACATTAATATCGCTGATGAAACAGTTGAATATTTTGTTTATAACGAAAGAGGTATATCAGGTGCAGCTGGAGTTCAAGGTGTTAAAATTGCACCAGACACAATTGCATATTGTCCGTCAGGTGTTATAGATCAGAATAAAAATATAGTTTTATCATACTTACACAAGGCAATCAAACCTGTTAATCAGTTAAGAATGATTGAAGACGCTGCTGTGATTTACAGAATTGCTAGAGCACCTGAAAGAAGAATATTTAAAATTGACGTAGGTAATTTACCTAAAGTTAAGGCAGAACAATATTTAAGAGATGTGATGGCAAGATATAGAAACAAACTTGTCTATGACGCTGCTACAGGTGAAGTAAGAGATGACAGAAATTATATGTCAATGTTAGAAGACTTTTGGTTACCAAGTAGAGAAGGTGGCAGAGGTACTGATATTACAACTTTACCAGGTGGTGCAAACCTAGGTGAAATTTCTGATATAGAATACTTTAGAGCAAAACTTTATAGATCACTAAACGTACCTGTTAGTAGATTAGAGGCAAGTCAAGGATTCAATCTTGGTAGATCAAGTGAAATAACAAGAGATGAATTGAAGTTTACTAAATTTGTAGGTAGATTAAGAAAGAAATTTACTGAATTGTTTAATGATTTATTAAGAACACAACTGATAATCAAAGGCATAATTTCTGAAACAGAATGGCCTATGATTAGAGATGCTATTTTTTATGACTTCTTACAAGATGGACATTTTGCAGAATTAAAAAATTCTGAAATGATGAGAGAAAGATTAAACTTAGCAAGAGAAGTTAGAGATTACGTAGGTAAATATTATTCAGTATCATATGTTAGAAAACATATTTTAAAACAAACTGAATCAGAAATGAAACAAATGGATGCTGAAATCAAAAAAGAAATTGATGACGGTATTATATCATCACCAGATACGCAAGTTGCAAATGATGATGAATTATTATAAGGAGTAAAAAATGAGTGAAGAAGTAAAAAGTTTTATAGACAAGTTAGCACAAAACGATATGGTTGGTGCTGGGGATGCTTTTAAAGACGCATTAAGAGCTAAAGTTGGAGATCAACTAGACGCACAAAGACAAAATATTGCAGGCACAATGTTTAAAGTAGAACCACATAGTGATCCTAAACCTGAAATAGAGGGTACAGGAACTTTTACACAAGATGGACAAGTAGAACCAACAGGTGCAAATGCAGTTGAACCAGAGGTATCAAATGAAGCTGAGCCAGTTAGTGCAGAGCAACCAGACGTTCAACAGTAACGCATACAAAAGTTTATCGCCTGTTATGAAAGAGGCGGTTACAGACGTTATTAAACTGATAGAAAATTATCAGGACAATACGTTAAAAAAATTTGAAGGTGCATTAGACAAGGTTTGTGAGTTTCATAATGTTAATAAAGAAGAAATAGAAAATTATTTTGATAAAGAACTTAACGAACAATTAGGAGAAAAATAAAATGGCAACAGTTATAGCAAAAGGTGCTATTGTATCAAACGCTAGTGATAACAATATTGGTAGTGCTCAGTTTGTCTATTGTATGGCAACAGGTGGTGATCAAAATGTTACAGTAAAAGATAGTACAGGCAGTACACTTGGTGTTGTACCTACAAAGACAGCAGGAGATGTTGTGATTATAGAAAAAGCACCGACAGATACAATTTCATTTGCTGGAAGTGCTTCAGCAGTAGGATCACCGAGAAGTTAATATGGCAGATACAGTATCAACACAAACAATATCAGATACATCTGGAGTAAAGTATGTTACTAAACTTACAAATATTTCAGACGGTACAGGTGAATCTTTAGTAACTAAAGTTGACGCTTCAGAAACAACTTTTATGACTGAAGACGGCAACAGAAAAATTGCAAAGATTTGGTATTCAATTAACACAGTTGACGGCAAATCAGCAGTAGAATTAGTATGGGCAGGTGCTACTAACGCAACTGCTGTAGTATTATCTGGTAACGGATATTGGGATTTAAGAACTGCTGGTAATGAAATAACTAATAATGCAACTACACCTACAGGTGATGTATTATTATCTACAAGAGGTTTTGCAGTTAACGATAATTACACAATTTTAGTCGAGTTTAGATAAAAAATTGTATAAATAGTACAAGAGAGATAAGAAATGAAACTAATATCCGAAGAAATTTCACAGGCAGAATATATCGTTGAAGAGGCCAACGGAAAAAAAGACTATAAAATTAGAGGTGTCTTTTTACAATCTGAAATACGTAATAGAAATGGGCGTGTCTATCCGGTAGACATATTGAATAAAGAAGTAAAAAGATATAACGCAGAATTTATCAATAAAAAAAGAGCATTTGGTGAGTTAGGACATCCTGACGGACCAACTGTTAACCTTGAAAGAGTTTCACATATGATTACGAAACTTTATCCAGAGGGAAAAAACTTTATTGGTGAAGCAAAAATAATGAATACACCGTACGGTAAGATCGTAAAAGGTCTTATAGATGAGGGTGCTCAATTAGGAGTATCATCTCGTGGTATGGGTTCATTAGAACAAAGAGGTGGCGCAAACTATGTAAAAGACGACTTTTACTTGGCAACCGCTGCTGATATTGTTGCAGATCCGTCTGCTCCAGACGCTTTCGTAGAAGGCATTATGGAAAACAAAGAGTGGATATGGAACAATGGCGTACTCGTTGAAAAGAACATTGACGCTTGGAAACGAGAAATAGAAAGTGCGAAAAAAAACGCATTAGCAGAAGCTAAAGTTAAAGTTTTTCAAAACTTTCTTAAAAATCTCTAGTTTTATAAATATATCTAATTAAGACAATTTAAAACTAGTTTTAAAATTAAAGAGGAGATTTCAATGGCCGAAACAGAAAAATCACTTGCGGCGACAGTAAAAGAAGTAACAGAAGCAACAGCTCCTGACGCTCCTAAAAAGAATGCTGTAGCGGCTGAGCCTTCGCATATTGCTAAAATGGCAGACCACGAAGATTTAGGCGCACCTGTAGTTAAACCTACAGACAGTAATCCTGACGCTACCAAGAAAGTAAAACAGGTTTCTGGCGACCCACAACAAAAAAGTCAAGGTGCTGCTGACGCAATGCCAAAACTTAAAGGTGAGTCAAAAGATTCTGAAAAAGATTCGGAAGATAAAGAAATCAAAGAAGGCGAACTACCTGCTGGTCTAAAAAAATACCTTGACAAAAAAGACGATAAAAAAGAGTCTAAAGATGACAAGGAAAAAGAAGAGGTGAAAGAAATGTCACACGATTCTGAAAAGAAAGACGAGAAGGAAAAGAAAGAAGCTATGCACGACTCTGAGGAAAAGAAAAAAGACAAAGAGGAAGGCTATATGAAGGCTTCTTACAAGAAAGAAGATATTGACGTAAAAGAACACGTTGATGCTCTTGTTGCTGGAGATGATTCATTATCTGAAGAATTTAAAGAAAAGGCTGCTACTGTATTTGAAGCTGCAATTAAGTCTAAAGTAAAAGACATTGCTGAAGAAATAGAAGCAGACTACAACCAAAAATTCGAAGAAGAAACTTCTAAAGCTAAAGATGAGTTAGTAGAAAAAGTTGACTCTTATCTATCATACGTGGTAGAGGAGTGGATGAAAGAAAACGAACTCGCTTTAGAAAGAGGTATCAAAGGCGAAATCGCTGAGGACTTTATTAGTGGTTTGAAAAAACTATTTGAAGATCACTACATAGATGTTCCAGACGAAAAATATAATGTTTTAGAAGATCAAGCTTCAAAAATTGAAACGTTAGAAAAGAAACTTAACGAATCAATTGAAAAGAATGTTGAACTTTCTAAAGAGAACGGTAAGTACATAAGACAATCTATCATTGATGAGGCGTCTGACAATCTTGCTGAAACTCAAAAAGAAAAGTTTAATAAACTTGCTGAAGAAATTGACTATAAAAACGAAGAAGACTTTAGAAACAAAGTAGCAACTATTAAAGAAAGTTACTTTGGTAAAAAAGACTCTTCTGGTGAGATAGATGATGTGGCGGCAGACTCAAGTCCTTTAAATGAGGATTTAAGTAATGCAATGGCTGCTTATAGTGCCGCTATAAGTAAAACAAAAGACATTAAGTTGTCAAAGTAAAATAGGGAGATAAAAACAAATGTATTTATCAGAACAATACGAAAAAAAATGGCAGCCTGTCCTAGAACACCCGGATCTACCTAAGGTTCAGGATTCTTACAGACGTGCCGTTACAGCTACTATCTTGGAAAACCAAGAAAGAGCAATGAAAGAGGACGCAAGTTTCTTAAACGAAGCTGCTCCTACAAACTCTACAGGTTCTGCTGTTGCTAACTGGGATCCAATTTTGATCTCATTAGTAAGAAGAGCAATGCCTAATCTTATCGCATACGATATCGCTGGTGTACAACCAATGACTGGTCCAACAGGACTTATCTTTGCAATGAGAAGTAGATACACTTCACAAACAGGAAACGAAGCTTTATTTGATGAAGCGGATACAGATTTCACAAGTAGAAATGCTGCTGGTGATT